AATTGAACAGTAGTGTACCCATCGTAATTAGCCTTATCTGTTATAGCTATTGGTTCCGCCTCTGCGCCAGATATAAAGATACGTGGGTCATATGCTGTTATAGATATAGACGTATCAGAAGGATTCATTTCCTTAACGTATCCAACGAATATTGGCGAACCTTCACTGACCCCCTCTCCTAGATAGAACTCTACTTTAGAATTAAATAGATGTGCATCTTGGTACTCAGGGTCATCGATACTAACTGTCAATGTATTAATTCGATTATTGCCTGGGAAGTTAACACTTACTGTTTTAAATTCAGTAATGTCTTTCCCACCTATTACTAACTTAGGAAGACTATATAAATTGCGGCCTCTCATCTAAGATGCCTCCCATTGATATAAGTCCGTCTGATAGCCAAGTACCATCATTAGCTATCTCTGCTACGGCCTCTGTGGCTAATTCAACTGCCCACTTATTACTTACTCTTCCAGTAGGAACGTCTTCGGATAAGTTCGTTATCTTACCAAAGAACCTTACGTACGTACCATCTGGTCGTTGAATATCTAAGTACACTGGTGTACCTTCTTGCTGATATTTCTTTATGTTATTATAATCTGCCATACCAGAAGTAGTTGATGTAGAGTAATCTCCGAAGGCTATTCCTCCGAAACGTATGCTACCACCCTCTGACCCAATCTTACGTATTTCAGAACGTCCTATTCTATCTGTAATGTTTATATACTTACCACGTCTATTCCAACTAACGGATTGCGCGATAAGGATATCATTCAAAGATACGTGCGATGAATCAGTCACCTTTATAACTTCTGAGTGAGTATTGTCATAAGGATATATGTATTTAATGTGTGGTATACCAGAAGAACCAGCGTCATCTTCCCAACCAATTGTCATAAGTATAGCATAAGAATCAAATGTCCATCCACTACCAGATGGTATATCTACATCAGTTGGGTCAACCAATCCACTAGTATCGTGCTTACATTTAACCCAATCATCGGGAGCTTCAAAGACTAACGGTCCATTAACAGCTAGGGATACAAAGTCAGGGTCAGCTGCATTGCTGTGGGTTGTAGGTTTTGGAGCACGGGTATAATCAGTAAATTGTAATGCCCTAAATTTAATCTCATTTGTTAGTGGGTCTTTAACAGGATACTGTAAACTAATTCTACATCTTCCTAAGTTAAAATCCTTAAGATTAGTAGTATTTATATTTTTTAATCCAATAAATAACCTGTCAAACTTTCTTTCTGATTTAGCTATTAATATATAATTCTTTGGAGTTTCATCTGCACTGATAATATTAGAGTCTGCCAATGTCATTATATCATTAGCAACATCGTCATTATTAGCTTCTGTGTCGGTCCAAGTCCCACCATTATTTACAGTAACTGAGATAAGATTGCGCTCTTCTACTTCTTCAGGTAAATTTTTAGATGCATTATTGGCCTGTGTATAATCACTAAATGATTCTATCTTCGAATAACTTAATTTATCATATGCAGTTTCACTTCTGTCATCTTTAACTTGTAATCGTAGTAATCTATAATCATCTAAAAATCTATTATCTCCGCCTACTGTTCTATCATCTAATACACCACGAACACCGACAAAATCATTATCTACATATGGGTCGTGTGTATATGCGTGTCGTTCTCTGTAAGTATCCATTCTATTTTCAGCTGCACTAAGTGTATCAGTAGCGTAATTAGTATTTCCTGCCTGAGTATTGAAAGAAAAATCTCCTCTATCGAGCCATAGATTAGCTCTGTTCTCAGGTATAGTTAAATTAGATGCTCGAGTTCTACTTTCAGATGCATCAACTGTAGTAAAGAATCCTCTATTCTCAAATATGTGATGAGGCCATCCAGTTGTTAAACTACATATTACTGGGTCATTTGCGTGGTCATATACACCCCACCCTCCTGTATCAGCTTCCGCAGAAGGCATAGAGCTTGTAGTTCTATTAATAAAGAAACCATTTTTAGTCACTGCTCTAGCACTAACACCAGAAGTTACGCCAGTAACTGCCGTTAAAAATGAAAAGTGTGTAGAATCACCGACAGATGAAATTGTTTGGTCTCCAGTAAATGCACCACAATCCGATAATGTAACTACCTGACTAGCTGGAATACCGTGAGGTGCGCTAGTAGTTACTTCACACGCTCCGCCACCTTGCGATAAGCTACTAACAGTAAATTGATTTGTCGCGGTAAATTGACCATTAAAATTTGTAGTATCTGATATTAATATAGTAGCACTATTAGCTATCGCTGTACCAGTACTTGCATAATTAATAAATACTCTATCTGTCAAACTTCCTGTAGCTTGCGTTTGACTTTGCAACTTAGGAACTGCAGTAGACTGAATACTTGCCGTATGACAAAATCTAAGATAAACTCTTTCACCTGGATATAGCATATTACTGGACGCATCATTTGCTGAAGTAGCTTCCGTACAGTATTTTAATTTAGCTTCTAAGATTTTCCAGACATCGAATATCGCTACTGGATTAGCAGCAGATATAGTATTGTATTTAGTATGTAACGTTGTTGTACGTATTCTACCACCTACTGTTTCGTACGTAACTTCTACAGGTACGTCTTTGTGAACATCTGGGCTTACACTCTCTCCACTAAACCAAGCATAAACCATACTTGGCAAACCTCTGCGAGCCAGGTTTCCTTCGATGTTTGTATTGTATATACCACTATATACTGTTTTTCTATCTGTTTTAAGTACAGCTATTGGTGGTAACGTTGTCGGATAAAAGAAAGGTATCTTGTTTGTACTAAATTGCGTATCCAAGTGCAGTAACGATTTATCTTGACTGTTCTTGCCTATGTCTGCTACGGTTCTATCGTCAATTTCACCGAAGGTATTATCTGTATTACCTGTTGTATAATATTTTGACCAATATCCTTCTGTACTTATAACACGTACAAGAGGAAAGAACTTACCGCTCTTAGTGTATATATGGTCTACTACGCCGTAGTGTTGTGGTTTGTCAAGATAAACTACCTGTGAATTAGATTTCTCTTGTGAGTTATCTTCTCCGTCATCCCAGTCTATGTAAAATCCAGCGACTGGTTCGTTAAACTCTATTCTGTAATAGTATTTTCTAAATCCAACAAAGTATTGGTCATCTTCGTGACTTGATACTTGCCCTACTCCATAACTTGTTATAGATAATGCATTAGTATCTGCTTGCGCATCTGCCTTAGTTGTATATACTTTTAATATATAATTATCTGATGATGAAATACTCATAGTTCAACTCCTGCTTTATGTATTGTTAATGTCGAGGACATAGCTACTTCCTTAATACTAGTTCCTCTAATATTATGATAATCCTTTACAAATAATCTGGCAAAATAAGATATTGGTTTTCCATTATCATCTATATCTGTTACTGGCTTTGACCAAGTAAAAGTACCATCTGCTGGATTAATAGGATATATTACGTGAGGATAATAAACCAACTCTTCCATTTTTCCATTAAAGAATTCTTTACCACCACCACCTGAGCCAATATTCCAAAGATATCCGAAACCTCCCCTAAAATTCCAAATAAGCGCATTAGTATACCATCGAGTAGAAGAACCAGTCGATAATACTTTACCACTTTGGTCTTCTAATTTTCCATTTATAAATAATTTACAATTTCCGTGAGTTAAATCTTTATCAAAAGTTACTATAATATTTGTAGGATTTCCATTTTTAGGAGCAACCGAATGACTCATTAATTCTACAAAAGCTTTAGAACTATAATAAAATCTAGCTATAATTTTACCTGAACTATTCATCGTTAAATCAATACCACCCGCTCCACCAGACCAAAATATTCCCATTTCATCATCTGGATATTCATCTGGTCTTATGTGCATTACTATAGAACTTTGATTGCCATTAGCACTTCCTTCGATATCTTCACTTCCACTATGTTCAGGTGCCCAGAGTGCAATACTATCTCCAGAACCATCGAAGTTATGACACCATCCTGATAATCCTTCTGGGTCTAAAAATGTAGTATAATCATTAATTTTCCCTCTTTCGTGAGTTCCTATAGCAGTAGTCGCTGATGGTCGTTGGTTGTCTTCAGCTCTCGTATCATTTCTAGTATATCCATACGGATACCGTTTATTGTTTACATAATCAATAATATCTGATTCACTATCACTAGAGCTTGGTGGCCAATTCATTCCAGGATTTTCAGAACTTGGTAATGGTCTCCACATTGGAGCGTGCAATGATGATTTATGATATTGATGTGATGGTATTTCTGTATCTATAATTAAAAAACCATACCACGCATCGTCATCATTACATTTCCAAGTAAATTCTGGATAGAATGGATTATTATCATTAGGTTTTACTGAAAAATCAGATATTGTGGGCACACTATCTTCAAAAATAGCTAGTGTTATCGGTCTCTTTTGATTTGAAATACCATAATCCTCATCAACTATTTTATCAGTATTTTCATCTGTGGCAATAGTCGCCGAAGATGAAGATAGTGGATTCATACCAGAAATTAACGATGTATATGTTTCTCCTGATTTCATTTTATCTTCTTCAATGATTGGAGATGAATCAAAAACTAGCCATTTACTTTTATCTTCAGAGCCTTCTTCTACTATAATTTTATCTATAAAACCAGCATTTGGACCTTTTTCAACATCCATTATACCATTTCCATAATCAGTTTGAGTTTCAATTAAAGAGTTATCGATTGTTGGTATTAAACTCCATCCTTTAAGATAAGTACCCGCGTCTGTATATGTGGTTTCGCTAAAAGAAGCTCCGAACTCTGAAGTAGTTGGAGGTGCACGACCTTCATTGACCATACATATAGATTCATATGATTTAGGCAAACCAGCAGTTCCTGCTACATTTGATGTATTTTTTACTTCGAGAGTAATCCAATATTTCAATGGAGAAACATATAAAATATTTCTATATTTATTAGTACATAGTGGCCAAGTATCCTTTGCTGCATCTGCTATACAATAATCTCTAAGCTGAGCGTGACCGAAACCTGAAATTGTTAAATCTTTATCGAATGTCATTACATTTCCATTTCTAGATATTAATTTAGCTACGGTCCCGTATGGGCTATCTGTCCAACCTGTAACTTTAAATTCATTTCCTATGAGTTCTCCCGTTGATGATGCAGACATATTTGCTCTATAAATAACATATTCTGTATCATCATCTAAATTAAAAATACTTTGATTATCTACTGTAATTTGACCAGCTTGCGCTTGAGATATATCTATAACTTTTGCCGATACAAATAAATTTTCTCGTTTGGCTGGAGCTGCCTGCGCACCATTAGAATCTACTCCCACATTGCCAGTTTGAGAATTAAAATCCAAAATAACTGCACCTTTTTTACTGAAATTATCTATTTGGGTGTCGCCATCAAAATCCAACCCCCTGTTAGCAACGCCGAGTGTATTTAAACCTCTATACTTTCCATTAACTGAATCCGTGTCAGCTGGTGACGTTTTATATTCAAAGAAAGAATGTGTTGCTTGTCCTCCTATTAATTCTTTAACACAATTACTAGAGAATCCAGCGCGTATTGACATATCACTTACATCGTGATGTATTGCTTCTAAATTAGAACTTGCAGTCATTCCATTAAACCAAAGATTGTGTGTATTTCCTGATGCATTTTTATCAAATTCTGCTAATGTATCAAACCCAAATGAAATATAAGTATTCGATGGAACACTTCTAAGAGTATCTGTAGAATCTTCAATATCATTTGCAACAGTAGTCGTGGTCGTTGATGCTATATTAATTCTTCCTCTTCCTGGATTATTATAACTTATTGTAGAATTAGTATGTGTATGATTAAAACCAGTCATCGCTATATTATCTACATAAACTGTAGTTCCCGTATCGAAATCCATTACACCATCATCATCAGTATGTCCCAATGCATTTAATGCATAATCATCTATTCCAGTGCCTGCATCTTTTGCTTTACCTGGGAAATTAAAATTCCATATGCACATATATCTAGGAGCATTTTCTTGATTAAATTTCGCCCCTGTAGGTATAACTTGGTTAGTTATATATTCTCCCGTTTGGCTATCTCTTATTACATAACTCATTTTTGATTCACTAAGGTCAAATCTAAAATTTAACCAAGCAGCTTCATCTACAACTACACCGTAATTTGGCATATCTGGAACTTGTAATTGATACCATAATGTATTTCCCAATTCAGAATCATTGTGGAATCTACTACCAGAGCCTGCTTCAGTGCTGTGTCGTAAATTATTAACTTTCCATCTGTTTTTTAATGTATGTACAACCGTATAACTATCATAGTAAGGCCTGGAAATTGGTATAGCCATAATAGGATAATCTGGAATATTTTGTATATCAGAGTTGTATTTTGCTTCATAGTCACTTCCAGAGAATTCTACGGGCACTTTTCCTATGATAACTCCTGAAATAGTGCCATATTCTGCTGCATCATCTATTTTATCTGCGTGATGCCTGAGGTCTTGACCATATGCAATATCAGCAGATTGTGATGCTGATGTCATTCTTGCCATAAACGTATAAAAAGATTCAGATTCTAGCGGCTTACTTCTACTGAATGTAATAGCCATACCTCTTACCCAAGCGCAATCAGCCATAGCTTCCGATGCTATACTTGTTTGAAGATTATGTGTATCTGATTTAGCTCTAAACAGTGGGGACATTGTTTCTATGTATATATCAGTAGATATAATTGGTTGTGTATATCCTTCTGAATTATCTTTATTTGCCTGTAAAGTTCCTTCGAGATTAATAATACTGGTATTACTATGACCAACATCTCCAATTCTCATCGTCGGACTTCCAGCAGTATCTATCATTGGATATATAGTTGGTATTTCTATAACTGCTTTAACTTCTTGTCTATTCTTCAATTTATAATTAGATAGACCTATATATCTAGTATTTATATATTCACTAGATTTATTACGGCCCGGGACAATATCTTTATCCCAGAAAGTAGTTAATTTAAAGGACTGTCCTCCCGATATATATCTTTTAGGAGAAAATATACCATTAGCAGTAAACATTTGATTACCAGAATCATCAAAAATTGCCTTATTACCGTGAGAATCTAATCTATTAATACACGTTTTACTTACATCAGAATCAGTAGCAATTGCTCTAGCGGATTCACCGGTATGTAAAACTTCGGTTGTATTTCTTATGCTACTGTCTGGTAAATTGTGGAAATGAATATCAATTTGGTCCCACTTCTGCTTATCCTCTAGCGGCTCCCACTCTTCTGAATATGTTATTGTTGCCGCGGCTGCAGTAAGCCCGACTGCAAACCCAGTCCAACTAAATAGATATCCAACTCCCGTTACAACAACAGCAGCAGTATTAGCGATAGCATTAGTAATTATATTACCGTCTGATACTAATCGATTACCCAACTGCCTTCCCTTTTGTACATAAACAATTGTTTCTTGTCCACCTTTTGTTGATATAGTATCACCATAACGTTCTATCATATCATTTCGAGATAAATCTCTATTTTGATAAGTCAGCGCATCACTTAAAGATATATATTGAGCTCCTGATGAATATACAGTACTCGACGTACTTCCTCTTACCGTTTCTACCTTACTATTTCCATTATTAAATGTATCATATAACCAAGGAACCGATACATCATTATTAGATGTAAATACAGTCAAGTCTCGTTTATTAACTGTCATAGTTCCCTCGTTATCAGTTCCAATATGTGAATTTACTTTCCATAATTTCATTCCTGGAAGATAATTCTTATCAGCTATATCTATACTAGTTGGATAGTAATATTGTTTCATTCCTACTAATTTAGAATTACCAAATGAATCAGCTTCTGGAATAGTAACATCTGACAAATAATATTGAGGGTCTTGTGCGGCAGCTATTTTAGCTGTTGCTGTATTACCATCGAATATGTCTTTATATACCCCAGATAAGCTAGTATCTCGGGTAAGACTTGAATCTACTTTTTTATAATATCTATTTAAGCCTGCGCCTATTATTCCCATTAGAATCCTCCAGAGTAACTTGATACTCTAAGTGCTCGTGGCAGTTCTTCTGCCAATTTTTGCGCAAAGTCTGTTCCATCTTGCGCATATACGTCTCCAACATTTACTGTTATTCCTCCGCCCATACCTGCCATTCCTTGTGTTTTTGAAATTATTTGCTCGCCTGGTTCTACATAAACTAATTGGTGACGAGGCCCAATTGCTCCTCCTGTGTCGTAAGATTTTCTTCCGACAAACATACCCGTGTCTGCGACGGCCATATCTTCTATTCCTGCCATCTGTGATGCTCTATCTGCCTTAAATGCGTCTGCTGCTAAAACAAATGCGCCTATCGTAGCAACAAACATAGCAACTCCTGCAATACCTGCTGTGGCTGCAGAAACCTTAAATGCCTCAATCAATGCTGTAGCAATCATCATAGAACTATTAAATGCCATTAATACTGCGTTCAATAGAAAAAGACCTTGTAATATCGGATTATCAGTACCAGAAAACATCATACCAGCTATAACCATACCTGTGAATGCACTAGCCACCATAGAAACTGTCTGTCCCAAACGTTGCATTGAAAATGTTAACATTTTTGTATTAAATATATGAGATTGACCTGCGTTTATAGCAGATTTAGCTCCATCTGTATATTTAACCTGAGCCTTGTTAGTCATTAGTATAGCTGCTGCAGCTCCTTGCTGAGATATCATAAATCTATTAGTAAAGAATGCTGCTATTTTCATTCCTAATGCTATTTTTATTAAAGTTCCACCCGGCCCACCGAGTACATTATTTATAAAGCCCAATGCCTGGAACATTACAAATAATCCATTACCTAATGAAGCAACTGCATTTATAAATCCTTCGTCAGTTATTATATCGGAAAATCCTTTAAGAGAAAGTATTATTGTATTTAATAATTGAGGCTTTAACGTATTGAACATTTCTATAAGTCCGTCTACCATTACACTAACCTGTTCTATAACTTCTGGAGAACGTAGGGGTGCCAATAACTCTTGACGTAACTTGGCGAACATAGCTGTAAAAGATGTCATTTGCATTTCTACAACTTCTTGTAACGCACCTTGTGAATTAGTAACGTCTGCCAACATAGTCTGATACTCATCTGCAGCACCAATTAATAAACCGAACGAACGTAATGCACGAACAGTAAATACGTCTGAAGCGGACTGAAGCATCTCCAACGTTAGCTGTTGACCACTAAAGGCTTCCATAAGTGCGTCTATGTCTAACTTACCATCCTTTATGATTTCAAAAGTCATACCCATACTGTTCATAAACTCTTGAAGTTCGTCAGTGTTCGTTATCATATCCAAGAACATCTTGTTAACGGAACGTGCACTGATACCAGCTTCTAAAGCACGGTTAGATAATGTAGCCATTATAGATATTAATTGTTCAAAACTAACACCCGACATAACAGCTGTAGAACCTGCAAACGCAAATGCTTTCTGCAAATCACCTATGTCTAATATAGATTCTTGCGTAGCTACTTGCATAGCGTCCATTAATTCACCAGCTTCTGAGAATTCTTTACCGAAAGTATTAACAGCAAACACTGTCATACGTGCTGCTTCTTCGAATGCAATACCGTTTGCCTTAGATAAGGCAGTCATTGCTCCGATTGATTCGTTTACTTGGTCTACTGTAAGACCCGCTTTAGACAGCATAACCGCACCCTGTGCGATTTCATCACCTGATACACCAAACTCAGCTGCTACTTGATTAATAGAATCAGCTAGTTCATACATCTGTTCTTCTGTAACGCCACCCAATGCGCGTACTGTAATTAAAGATTCTTGAAATTGATTTACAGCATTATATGCAACGAAAGCACCTGCGCCCATTGCTATAAATGAAGCCGATACACCCATCAATGCTGCATCTGCCATTCTTGCACCACTTGCTATAACAGCTGAAGTAGATGCCATCGTAGCTTGTAGTTTCAGTAATGACTGCTGGGCTTGGCCAGTTCTTATCATATAGGAGACGTTTATCATTATCGTCTTCCTCCTACTTGTGTTCTATGATAACCAGCTCTGGTATATAATTTTTGACGGAACTTACGTCGTCTTGCTTTTCTAGTGAACGGCACTGGACTTCCAGCACGTGCACCTGCTAAACCAATTCCCATAGCTTTTATATATGCTATAGCTGCGCCCATATTCTTTGTACCGTACAATAAACCATAAATATCAGACGCCATACCGATGTAGTGCCAATATTTACTTGGAGGCACAAACCACCATACTAAGTGGTTACCGAATAATCGTCTCATTAATCCTTTCATAGTTCTTTGTTTAGAAAACATATTATCTAATATGTGGTCAAATTTAGCAACTCGTGGAAGATTTTTTAATCCAGCTCCTCGAGCAAATTTAGAAATTCTTGCTGCATCAGCAGCTTCATCTGCGCCCTGTTGATATAATATTTCAAGTTCATTCATATCTCTTAATCCATCTACATTGGTTTCCTGATATGCTTTTCTAAAATTCTTAGCTCCTTCCTTTAAATACAATTCAAATAATTGCTCAACTCTGCCCATTCCTAATGCCAAACCGGGTGTCATAAATGGACGTTTAGGATTATTTCCTCTTCCCTCTTCGTGATAAAAAGCATAAGGAGCTTTCAAAGCTATCTCGTGAAGGATATTATCTACTTTCATTTGAGCCTGTCCCGATGGTTCCTGAGCTGTAGCAGATGCCTTTAATGCCGCTTGATATCCTCTGCCTGCATAGGGCCTTATTACTTGAGCTTGAGGCGCTAAATGAGCCACTATGTCCATTAAAGAACCGCCTCTCATATGTGGTGGATATGCCACTGTGTTTGAACCAGGTAATTTATATGGTTCAGTAAAAAATCCAGATTGACTTCTTAGATTGGCTGCTTTACCTCTTTTTGAAACTAAATATGTGGACATATATTTACGAACATTTGTCCTACCGGTTCCCGCATATTGTCCTGTGCCAGGAAAATTCCCCCACCTATATGTGTATGCTTGCCATCCATCAGGCAGGGTTGCAGTAAATGTAGTACCAAACAATGGTATAGGAGGTCTAGGATACTTCCTTCTAGCTTTACTGGCTATAGTATTAGGATGTAGAGGAGCCCACTTGGCTCTTCCTGCTTGGAAATACTCTTCCTTTATAGCATCTCCTATAATTCCACCAGCGTGTTCATTGACATATGGTACAACTAATTCTAAATACTGTATCATAGCTTCATTAAAATTTACCGCATTATTAGCTTCTACTGTATTAAGAGCTATTCTGTGTGGTAGACGTCCTAATTTACGAAAAGTTGATTGATTATCTGCAGAAGAAAGATATATATTTAAAGATTTACCTGACCTACCTAGAGCATTATTAATTTCCTTATTAACAGCAGCTCTAGCTGTTTTAGGAGAAATCACATCTTTTTCAAATCCACTACCATATGCACGTATTTCTACTTTCGGAAAAGAACCTAAATTTTGTTGTATAGTACCAGCAGCGGCAAAGCTTCCACTAATACGTTGTCTTGCTCCCGGTATTCCTACCGCAAATATTTTCTTATTAGCTAGTGTCTCCGCTGTTTCTGTCATCTTCCTGCTTTTGCTTCGTCCATTGCCCTTTGTTTTTCTTCAGCTACATATACATCAAAGGCATTGATAGATGCCAGAACTTCGTCTGGTAGATTAAATACTGAAGGTGTATCTCTTATATATACCTTGTATTTATCTATATTAGTTGCTGCGTATGTACCGTTCGCCTTATCCTTAGTCCACTCCGTTATTAACGGTAGTTCAAACCAAGGTTCGCTAACGACCGGCAACGACCATTCTTTTGCGATATTTAGTAAGGCTAGTTCTTGGTCGTCGTTTCTAAATTTTGAGAGATGGATTTCCAGATTTCTTCTCTGTTAATCCCTAACATTTCAAAGTAAAATGGCAGTATAGCTGCTCTATCTGGAGCCTCAAGGCTAGCCAAATCATCTTGTAGTGTTTTCTCAGATTCGTCTGCGAACTCTGCGCAGAGCGTCTTAAGAACCTTGGCGCATATGCGAACATCTGCGTTAGGGTCGCCTTCCAATGTAGACGAAAAATCTTGTAATTGTTTTATCTCTCCGATACTTGGACGTTTAAACTTTAGTGTATCACCTGATAAAGGTAATACTAGTTCAACCGTTGTATCTGGTTTCGTGTATTTTTGTAATAATTTTCCCATTCCTAATTCCTCTTATTATATTTTTTTAGCTTACGCTAAGGTATTTGCGTATGATTTACTTCTGTATGAATCTAGAATCCTTTTGCAGTAGATGTACTGATTGCAGTACTTCCACTAGTGATTCCATCATCTGTGCTTTCATCAAAAGATACATAGCGTGCGTCGTCCCAAGTCAAAGTTCCTCTGGAAGCTTGACGATTAGCGAAGCTGATTGAACATCCTATCTTACAATTACTAAAACACCAGTAGAGAGAGTTAGTACCGTCTCCAGTCTTTTGTTCTATAACTATTTGATAACCACGTTCATCTGCTGCTCTAGTTACTGCCGTGTCCAATGTTGGGTCGAATGTTGCATAATTCCCACCGCTTCCAGCGGTTACAGCATTCCATCCATTTGGAAATTCGTAAGCCAGTGCTTTTAAATGTTCGTGTGATATTCCAGTTGAGCCTGCGGTTCTGTTGTATTCCATAATAAAATCACAACTTCCACTACCCATTTCTTTAATTTCTATGTCGTGGTCGAATGCATCGCCAAGTGTTTGAAATGTATCAAACTCTTTTCCCATTCCACCAATACTAACACCAGTAACTCCTGGTATTAAATAAAGTTCTCTACCGGTATCATTATCCCATATTTCACAGGCATTCTTTACCAATGTACTTGCGTTTGGTCCATCTGACGCAGCGTACTGGTCAGAAACGTCATTCGCTCTTGCTATGAATACTTTTACAGCACCTTTTAAAAATGTTGTCATATTTGTATTACCTCATTATATTTCGTCAAACGACCAATCGTTGCATTTCCAGTTAACTGTTGCTCGGGTCGCCTGTCTGTTTGCGAAACTGGGAGTGACTGAATCTAATTTTATCTTATTGAAGGTATACTTCACTCCACCTGTTTCGGCTTGGTCTATGTAGTCAAAGACTACAACCTTTAAACCTTCTGTTGTTTTATATTTTATATAGTGTATTACTTCCATATCTGCCGTAGCACTTGCGGGTACAGTTGTGGTGTCGGCATTAAACGTTGAAGCATTATCACTTAATGAACTTGTTCTTACTCTAAGTTTTGGGTCAACTCCAGAACCATTTTCTGTGTCAAATTTTACTCGAACCCAATATGTTTCTCCTATTGTTAAGTTCGTCCAAGTAGCTGGTACTGTAAAGTCTTTCCATCTAATTGCAGAACCAAAATCAGCGTGTGCTAATGTTGTTTCGATAGCTGCAGCAGGCCCACCTGCTCCGTCTGCATTTGCTCTAGTAGAAGAGTGAGGCTTTCCACTATTATTGATATATAAGTTTATTTCCATACCTGCACTTGTACCACCGTATGTTCTAAATGGCAATGCTAAATTGGTAATTGTTTCCCCCATAGCTACTATTTTAAACCACACAGTCTCACCAGGAGATTCAAATGTAATGTCGGCATTTGCATCTGATAAACGAGTAAATGATGGAAGAAATCTAGGAATTGTATAAGTTACTTCTTCTGTAGCATCAAAGTTAGCATCGGTTGGAGATAAAGAATCAGTTGTAGGAGTACTAGTATAATCTAAATCCTGAAACCCAAATACTAAATTCATCATCTCTTTGAATCTTTGGTCTCCATTATTACCTGAAGCTACAAAGTCAAAACTACCTGAAGCTTCTTCTGATATTTCTATATCGTGGTCATATGGGTCTTTTAACGTCTGAAACGTATCAAAAACTTTTGCCATACTGCTTATACTAACACCACTAAGGTGTGATACGTCGTGTCCATTAAACTCGACTCTTGTCCTCTGTCCTAAGAAATTTACCATATTTATCTATCCTGTTGCGTCAAGGTACGTAACGGTCATACCTAACATACCTCTATAGAGGAACTCATCCTCTCCTATAGGAACTTTTGCAGACGTTTCTCCTGCAGTCGTACTGAACTCAATGACATCAACATTTGAGAACGTCATATCATTCAATGTTTTCTGAAGCTTGTCTAACGTATAGTTAACCAAACGTTTTCTATTAAGGGCCGTTCCTCCAACCGTTATAGTAGTGAATTCACCAATGTTCACCTGAAAGACAACATCGGATGTCATCATTCGTGTACCATCCATAAAATAGTCCACTGGCGTACTTTCGTTGCCATATATAATATTTGGAACGTTGTACTCAAAGTCAACGTCCTCTCCTTCATCATTTTCTGAACTGAAAAAACTAAAGTTGGCTTGCAGAAAAGATGTCTCTGCATTCAAGGCTGTCTTGATGTCATCTTCAACTGTTTCAATCATTGAGATAGTCATTAACCACCTAACGTACTTGATGAATCACTATTACTATCTCTACTTATAGTGTGCATATATGGTTTATTTCTAACGTCTGTTCCCCTAGGTATATATAAGTCACGTTCTTTAATGTACTCTACCTTAGTTGGGTCCTGTATATGCATTACTTCATACGCACCTTGCATAAATCTATGCCATTCTAACATACCAGTATCTTTCCACATTTTGTTTCTGTGTATCTTTTGGTAAGCAAAGGCGGTTGCAAGGTGGGCCAATGATTCGTCGGTAAGTAATGTTCCTGTCGTATGTGTTGATACTGTTACAGTTGTGTCCATTATTTCATTGTACATCTCTACAGCTAATGCTTCCATCTTATCAGTAAAGTCAGAATCACTAATAGTTCCTGAAGCGATACTTGATAAATCTCTAAACCGTGTTAATACTGTGTCTGCTGCCATTATTTCTTACTCTCTATGAATTTCATACCCTCACTGGCGTGCCATATTGTTCTATCACCATTATCGTGTATTATTACATATAAAGATGAATTGCTATCTATATAAACCTTTCCATACTCGATATCC